CAATCAAATATATAAATATTCTGTCAGAGAAAGGCAAAGTTATTTTTTTACATCTGATTTACTTGAAAGAAAAGTTAAATTAGTGGATGTTAGGCATACCATTTCAAAAAAAAAAAACGTCGACAGGCTCGTCCCTCTTTTGAGGTACGAGCCTGTACTTAAAATTTATTATCTAACTCCTCTTAAGTCTACCTGAATTGTAGCTCCATTCCAGTTACCATTGTCTCTTGTCACTGTCAACCAGTGCGAGCCAACACTTGTAACTTTTGAGGGGTAAGAGCCAGTCCCTGGTATTGTTGTTGTTACTGTCCATTCGAATAAGTTAGCGTTTTCTACTGGAATATATACCGCTGCTGAGTTTGCATAGGTAGGAATAGCTGCTGTTAAAGTGTAACCACCTTGATATTTATAATCAAGGGCTACTATTTGTGTAGTAGACTCAGCTGAAAGTGAGACACCTTTCGTATCACCGGGAATGTATCCATACTCCTCAGATTTTGTTAATCTAAACTTAATCATGCTATTTATATTGGATGTATAAGAGTTAGCAAAGTTAAGTACTAAAGGTGAACCAGTAGCGCCATAATTTAATTTAGCAGCATCGTCAATAGCAACGGCGTGATTTGACCCATTTATTTTACATCCTATTGCATTAAAGAACTGTTTAGCAACGTTTGCGCTAGCTTCATTATGAACATAAATCCCATCACTACCATAAAATTCACAATTTATAAAAGTATAATTGCAACCTCTTGTACATCCACAGCCTAACGCTGGCTCATGCTCACTAGTAAATTTACAATTCACAGCAGTTACTGTAGTACCATAACTTGTGTCGGTACTTCCATCAAGATGAAAGGCATAGGCACTATCACTTGTTGAATGAAAAAATATACCCTCGATATAAGTATCGCCATAAATATTTGCGGGACCATTAGGATATGAGGCATTGCTTACAATCTCTGGCATACCAATCCCAATAAGGTCTATACCCGGGTTTTTTGTGAGTACAATACTTTCATTGTACACACCACCACAGATTAAAATTGTAACTCTGTTATTTCTACTGCAATATCCCTTTGCAAATGTAATAGCTTCATTAATTGTATGAAATCTTCCGCCACTTTTGGCAACTGTAATGACACTAGGTGTATCGCCATTAAACACATCATTTTTTAATTCATTTAATGCACTTGTTGTTAAATTAATTTTAGTATTAAATTCATTATTAGTATTGGTCTGATTTTTTTTAAATGCATCTAAAGCAGTGTTAGTATTATTTGCAAGTTGTTTAGCTTCAAGGGCTTCACGTCTATACTCTTCAACTTGTGCGTTATAATTACCTGTATTTACCCAATAATCGTTATTAGTAATGTCAATATTTACAGGCACAGGTACTTTACTTGTAAAACTGTTGCCTAGGTGTGTAACTATACTTAATGGCTCATATTGTAAAGCCTTATTCCATTCGCCCATAAGTTTAGGTACATATCTAGCACCAACGTATTGTCTGTTAATTAATTCTTTCATATCAATTACCTCTCTTTCTTAATAGCTCAATACTAAATGACCATAGTCATAATTCCCAACACCGATATTATTTTCAATGTCTAACCCTGTTGTATTGAAAGTAATGCCCTCCCAATGTCTTGGAATTGTATAAATAATATACCCTGCGTCACTAATCGTGACGAAAATCATTGTGGCTAAATATTGAGCTATAATGCTCTCTGCGTAGCTTGTATCAAAATTATTAATCCAATTTTGTATTGTCTGTACTTCCTGTTTTAGCTTGTCTATTTCATCATTCTGTAATTTGTCAGTTTCTATCAAATTATTAATATAAGTTACCATTTTGCACAGAATTTCGTAATAGCTTAAGCTATCATCATATACAAGTGGTAAAACCTTGTAGCACCAAAACCTAAAAAAATCTTTGTCACAGTTGCCCATATTACGCACCCCTTTCTAATAAATTGTAAAGAATAAATCTTTAAGCTCCTCAATAATCATCATATCGATATTTAGGAATGTCTCTCTAAATTTTAGAAGCATTTCTGATTGATTACCTTCATATCCTAAAACTTTGTCAACATAGCTGTCGCTTCTATTTCCTGTTCCTGTTTCATTATCAGTGGTGCTACCGTTTAGCGTACTACTCGTACCATCCGTACCCACATTGTGTGTAGCGTTTGTTAAATAATCATTACTGTCAAGTCCGCTAATACCGCCCTGTGGTGTATCACTGTAATAGCTCCACGTATCAGTACTTCCGTCAGTTCTCGAATGGCTATTGTTAGTCCCATTTCTGTTAGTGGTTTTGGTTTCGCTTCCACTGCCTTCATGCGTTACACTCCTGTCCACACTAACTAACGGTTGAATTTTTAACAATTCGCTCTGATAAAGTTGGTTATAATAAGGCATTATGTTTTTCATCTTATCACTAAGAAACAACTTCCATCTTCCCACAGTTTCACAACAAATCTCTCTTGTGTAATAATGCCTTAAAATCTTCTTACAAAGTTCTACTCGGTATTGCTCGTCAAAAATAGGAAAGTCGCTAAAAATTTTGTTCCAGGACTTATCCAGTACATCTTCAATGTCGTTAAACCCTGTCGACTCTGATAAATTCGCACTTGTTTCACAAATAAATCTAACTTGTGTTGTATATTTACTCATCGTCATCCTCCTTCCTGTCATCATTCTGATTGAATACATCACGGAAATGACAGCTTATCTGAGTATCGAACATTCTGTTAATCTGCTCACAAGCCTGTTGCCTTGCAAATTCTCGAGAATATCTGTTAGCCATTACACCGCCTTGAAGCCTTTGCACTTCGTCCTTAATCATTCGTTCTTTTTTCTGAATACTAATGTTTGTTACACCTAGATAAGTTAGAGCTTCATTCCATATATTAACCTTTAACTCATATAGCTTATCTGCGACATAAGGTGCACCTGTTGTGAACACACCAAAGGAGCTGCCGTCAGCATCCATGAAATCATTACTAGCAAAAATAACAGGTTGATTACCATCATACATCATATATGCATTTTGTAGAGCTAATTGTTGTTGTTCACTGCCCTTAATCAAAATCGGTGTTCTTTGAGCTTTGCAGTTAATATCAATACTTGCGTCAAGTTCGGCTAGTCTCTTAGCGTATATTTCCATCTTATCTTTACAGCACCAATGAGTCATATTATCCCATATAATAACACTATCACTTCTCCCACATACACGTTGATAGCCATTAGAAGCATACGCTCGTCTATCTACTGGTATATTGTAAACGTCAAGTTGACCGCCAAGTACAGTTTTCAAGCATAGATTTCCCATGACTTCATCGTTAAAATACAGCATAGCTTTATTATCATACAGTCCAACTTCAATAAATCGTGCATCTACAGTGCTAGGAAGCCCTGTCCATTCAAACGAGCTAATTGCTATTTCTGTAAATAAATCTAAGTATTGGTCAAAAGTGTAAAGCTGATAAAAAACGCTGTCACTAAATGAAGAGCGATTTTTAGCTCGTTTTGCTTTTCTTGCTTTGCTCATTTTTATCTCCCTCCTTTCTAAACTGAATTATCAAGCGAATAATTACCTACTTCACTAGGATGTTTCCAAAAAGTTATTCCACTATTAAAATAACTTTCAATCTGTGCTATGTCATCACTGGGTGCACCCCCTACTATTGTACAATCAACGGTTTTTGTATAATTCCAATGCGGTCTACTTGACACATTGGGTACTTTAGTTGTGTGACAGGCATACCCAAATACATCAAAATACTTATCAATAGATTTAGCATACTCAGCGGTGATAGATTTTCGTTGAGCTTCAAAACACACTTGTCCTTTACCAAAAAGTGCATTATTAGTGGCATAATTGCCCTTTACATCATTAGCAGTAATACTAGCTGTGTAAGCACTTGTTAATATATTCTGCACACTACCCAGTGCTGAATTACTTGACTGTCCAGTAATCATCCCTGTAGCAGTTTGAACGGCTGATGGAATAGCGTTAATTGTAATCGGTACAGCGTTTTGAGCAACCCATGCGTTAAACGCGTCCACATTCCATGAACATAAAGGGAAGCTGTCAAGTGTGATTGTTTCTGTCATATCCATTCTGCCTGTGCCTGTGGTTTCTGTGGACTTGTATCGGTCAAGTCTTAGCACTTCTTGTACCGGCATCGTCATGTTACCAACTATGTTATAATACGGTGTAAGATTTTCTGAAAATTCATAGCGTTGGATTAATGTCTGTCCGCAGTTATTTCTTACTTCGTTAAAATTATATGGGTAAGTGTAAAGCTTCATGTTTCGTGGCGTGTAGCCGTTTATTGTGTCAGTATTACTAATTGGTACACCAGTAACATTTATTGGGTTAGTATTTCCAGTAAATGTAATATTAACTCCTTCGTCTGTAACATTAACAGGAAGTATATCTGTAGGGCATGTGTAAAGAGCTAATATATTTTCGGGAGTAGTTAAGTACTGATTTAAAAAATTAGTGAGATTATTACCACCTGTTTCTGTGTTAGCAAAGGCTTTTATTTGATAGCCACTATAAACACCGTCGTATAGATACCCCCCTGTTGTGGCAAGTAGTACCATGGTACAAGTACTTAAAGAGCCTAGTCCGATTATCTGAGCGTCACCGTTGTAAACATACTCGCCACATTCTACATTTTCGGGTAGGATATGCTCACCGATGTTATCACTTAGACTATGCTCTCGTTCAACAAAACATTCTTTTAATTCAATGTCAAACCAGTAAGTTTGTAGAACATCAATTTGAAAACTTATCTCGGCGGTAACATTGTTAATATACTCAATCCCAGTCACAAACGCATAAAACCATCGAGTACTGAAAGACGAGTTTTGAAACATCATATAATTGCAATCATATAACGTGTCTGCTGTAGCCTGTAAACGGCATTTACCTTTATTAACTCTGTTGTAAGTTACTTTATTAAAATGCTTTTTGGCTTTACTAATAAAATAATTTTCTTGTGTTTTCTTATCTGAAAAATAAATTGTGTGTTTCTGCTGAGTGGAAAGTGGTACTCCACTCAGCATGTACACCTCACTATCTGGTACTATATACATAATTGATCATCCTTCATTTAATACGACTGTATCACCTACATTTAATATGACTGTATCATTTACATTACTAGCAGCAGTGATCTTTGTAGTACCTGTGTAGGTTGTTCCATCTAAATCAGCTACAAGAGTAATTTCTGTTGCAGATTTTGTTGACGGAATTACAATAGCACCATATTTATGCACGGCAATACCCTCTGTTGTAAGAGCTTCGGTCTGTACAAAATTAACTGAATTAGGTGCAAGTGTAATTGTGTCATTCTTCACATTAAGTGTAAAGATTGTACCAACCTCAGATATATCTTTTCCTGTGATTTTAGCAGTAATTGTTTCAGGCTTGACAATTGTAGCATCACTGTCAACAAAAACGATCGCATTAGCAAAAGGTGAGTATGAAATAGTTTTCCAAACGTGCAACCAATAATTCCAATACAAACCACTACCTACACGTGTTTCGTCAAATTCGAATAAGTTGTCATAAACTTGAAACCACTCCTCATCAAGCAAAACTCCCTTAACATTTTTCATAACTTCAAGCTCGGCTGTCGTTACTTCTTCGAGACCTGTAGACTCTGTTCTTATCGCTTCAAATCTTTCATTGTCAAACGAACTGAAATCGTCAATAAGGTGAAGTTTACCGATGAAATCTGCTTTATTCATATTAAAAGCACTGGCAAGAACTTCAACGTCAAATTTAGCATTGAAATCAGCATCCATAAAAATACACTGTTTATCAATAGGTGTGTTGTTCTGTACATGAGCCTCATTAAATCGCCCTGTCATGTCAATAGGGAGTAAATTTGATTTTCCTCTAAAAGCTACAGCCACACTATTCATGTTAGTAGTATCAATAGGCTGTGGATATACTTTACCATGAGAAATTGCTTTGATAAGCAGATACTTAAAAAGTAAGTATTCATCATATTCAGCCGACTGATAAACTTGGTCAATAATTGATGTAATAAGGTTAGTAACACCGTCAGCAGATATAAAAGCTCTTTTTAAATTCTGTTTCTCAATACTAATTGGGTACATTACCCTCCAATTAGTCATGTGAAAGACTGACTGAACATTAGGCAGAGTACGTTTAAACTCTCTACTAGCACCCTTTTCAGGGTCATATTTTACGGCATTGATAATACCAACAAAAATGTCCTCTACAGTCTCGCCAAATTCAAGATAGCCCTTCTTGAGGTGCTTATAAGGGTTATTAAAAGTTGCACTCTGCATACGCACCAACGCAATTCTATTAATTAAAGCGTTGATAAATTCGTTGGAGTGTGTCGGATTTCCGAAAAGGATTTCTCCAACCTTTGGAATGTCCTGCTCCTTCTCTATTTTTGGTATATCTTTTTGATAAGCATATGACGCATTATTTCTGATAACATTAAGAATATCAATTGAGCGTGCATCAAGTTTCGTTTTAGCAATTATTCTAGCCATTAATCTTCCTCCTCTTCAAATAAATCCTCGAAAGAGTTGTACTCTTTCTCTTCCTCCTCGTGTTCTGTCGGTGTGTCTAGTTCATCTTCCTTTTTTTCAAGAAAACGTGAAATATATTTGTCTCTCCACATTTTGTCATTTTCCTCGTATTTCTGTTTCCACTCGTCAGCATCGGACGAGTCGATTGAGTCGGATATATCCTCAATAATCTCAATTGTTTCGTCATCCGTTCTATCACCGGCATATTTTTTTATTTTTTCGATTAATTCGTCTTTTGATAATTTAGCCATTATCATTCTCCTTCCTTAAAAACGTCTGCGCATCATCATATAAATAGGTAAGTGCCTTTTTGTTAACGGTGTAGGTGTGGGCGGTAAAGGTGTACCGCTAAGATACTCGTACCAATTCTTTCCATTTTGTATTCTTTCATCAAGTGCTAGAACACCAGCACGCTCACGTTCAAAGCAGTAAGCTTTAACTGCTTCTTCAACATCCGTTAGTTGAGAAAATTCTAAACCACTATAAGGATAACTTTTAGTTGGTTTCCACTGACCGCCATATCCTTCAAGTACTTCGGCATTAATAAGCTGACACTGCAATTTGCCGTCTTTCCAATCCTTACCTTGAGCATTTGCGTAGTCAGTGAGGTTTCTGGATGGCGTCCACTGAATAAGACCCCATCCACTAGATACACTTACTGTTTCTTTTAGCCCAGGGTTTAAGGTACTTTCTCTCTGAACATTTCCGAGCATACCACATATACTTTCAAGTGTGTATTTTCCAGTAAAATAAGCGTTAAACTCTACAGCGTTATTTTCCATCTGCGCCTTTGTCAGATACTTCCTAGTACCCTCAATAACTACCCATCCCATTAAATTACCTCAGTAAGAAGTGCTTTCCATGTATTGTTACCACACTTACCATCCTGTACCAGATTGTGGTCTTTCTGAAAATTAATACATGCAGATACACAGCCTTTACCGTAGATGGTATCAATTGAACCTGTATAATACCCTAACTTTGACATTAGTATCTCGAATACAGTAACATCGTTATTTTTACAACCTTTTTTCAATAAAGACATAGTTGTTAATTTCTCCTTTTTAAAATCAACAATTCTTTTAACAAGTACTAAATCGTTTCGATGAGAAATATTAGTAATTGAAACACCCTTACCCTTGTTTGTTTTTGTGTTTTTACTATTTCCTATCGATTCAATCATTTGTGTACTGTTAATAGCAATGGCTATATGAGTAATTCTCTTGGTTGATTTACCGAAATAAAGTAAATCAGCACTTTGAATATTTGTAACTGTTCTGCCTAATGCTGAGTATCCTTGTGCTGTAGTTCTTGGTACTTTCATGCCACACTTATTTAGCACAGAAAATACAAAACCACTACAGTCATATCCGCCCTCGGCTTCGGACTCTCCGCCCCATACGTAGGGTTTTCCGAGATACGTTCTCGCCGTTGTTACAATATCACTACTTGTCATTAACATTCACCTCACTGTCAAGCTTATCACAAAGTTTCTGAAGCACGACTGTATTATTGTTGAGTGCTTCTGCAAACTTGTCTGTCTCTTCCTTGTGTGCGTCATTAATTTTGTTAATGTAATAACACATAATTAAACACATTCCTATGGGAAAACCAAGCGTGGAAATTAATGTTGCTAAGTCGTTAATCATAATAGTGACCTCCTTTCTTTTTTTCTTATTATAACATATTATCCACAAGTTATCAACATTAATTTGACAAATTGTGGATAATTTGTTATAATAAACTAAAGGAAGTGGATAAATGAAAGAAATAAAATACTATGATGGTGCTAAGCTATTAAGCATGAAAGATATTAATGGAAATGTACCCGAAATTTATATTTCAACATCAAATAGAAGTGCAGGAAAAACAACATATTTTAACAGGTATCTAATTAATCGCTTTTTAAAGTATAATGAGAAATTTTGTCTACTGTACAGATTTCAAGACGAGTTAAAGGACTCCGCGGACAAATTCTTTAAGGATATACGCAATCTTTTTTTCTCAGCTTACACAATGAAGGCTGTACAAATTGGTAATAGTAAAATGTACGAGTTATTTTTATGTAGTGCATACGATGAAGAGGATAAGGGAAAATCCTGTGGCTATGCTGTTGCACTAAATTGTGCGGATAAAGTAAAAAAATATTCTCATTATCTGAGTGATGTATCAAGAATACTTCTTGATGAATTCCAGTCCGAAACTAACCGTTATTGTGCTGATGAAGTTAGTAAATTTATAAGTATTCATACTTCAATAGCAAGAGGTAATAATAGCCAAGTTAGATATGTTCCTGTAATAATGATTTCAAACGCTGTGACGCTATTAAACCCTTATTACACAGCGTTAGATATTACTGACAGACTGACATCTGACGTGAAGTTTTTACGTGGCGATGGTTTTGTTCTAGAACAAGGATATAATGAAAGTGCCTCTAAGTTACAAGAAAGTTCACTATTCAATAGAGCTTTTAACAAATCTAAATATGTAGCCTATGCGTCACAGAATGTCTACCTCAATGATAATAATGCCTTCATTGTAAAAATGAGGGGGCAAAGTAGATACTTATGTACTCTTAAATATAAGAGTGAAGAATATGCCGTTAAAATGTTTGAAGAAGAAAGCATAGTATATTGTGACAAGAAGGTTGACCCCGACTTTAAGCAAAGAATTTCAGTCACTACAGATGACCATAATATTAATTTTGTTATGCTTAAAAATAATGGATGGTTAATTGACTATATGAGGTACTTCTTTGATAGAGGGTGTTTTAGATTTTATTCACTTGACTGTAAAGAATGTATACTTAAGGCTCTAGCATATTATTAATGGTATCTGCGTTAGTTATTTTTGTAACATTGGTGTGAAAGGCTCTTTGAAATATAAGACACGCCTTTGTAGTTGGGTGTATGCCTACCCATGCATTAAGAATTAACGTTATAGATATATTAAAGAGACAGAATTTATTCTGTCTCTTTTGTTATGTTTCACGTGAAACATTTTATCTCATTTTATATGTTGTCTCTTGTAATACAATTCCGCCTCTTATTCTCACTGGTCGGAGTTTTCCATAGACTTCCAACCCCTGTTTAAAATCCGCAAGCGTTCTCTTCGTTTTCAAAAAGTCCTGTTGAATTGTGGGGTATTTCTCTAGTTCTTCATCTGTCACCCCTTCCATTGATTTGAGAAATAAATTCTTACACCTATCGGGCATACCAGCGCATTTTACATTATAGTATGGCTCATTAATTGGTTCTTCATCCTCATGTGTAACATGCTCAATATAAGTTTTCTGACGAACAAAAATAGCCTCATTCCAAAAGCTCTCGAGCTTCCAACAACAAAAATTAGAAGGATGTATTTTTATTCCTTTAATATTTTTCTTTGTAGTGCAACAATGTATGCTATCCGTGTCAGCGTATACGAAATATTTGTAGTTTTGCTGTGCGGCTCGAATAGTAAAATTTCTAGCATAACTTGTTATAGCTGAACCTATTGGAATATACATAACTTTCTTTTCGTGTTCTTCAAATGTCGTAAAACCTAGTGAGCCATCGTCCTTCTCTCTTGCCACTTTAAAAGAGGATATATCCGAACTGCTAAGTTTTCCGTATAAGTTATTTAAAAAGAGTTTTGCTAGTGTTCGCCTTGCCCCTGTACTATTTTGCTTGATTTCCTTATACTTATTAATATACTCGTCAAAAATTCCTGTTATAGTTCTAAAATAACATCCATCCAATAACTCAAAATCTACAAGATTATAATGCTCTTGTAACAGTTCAAAATCGGTTTGAGTAAGTACCATTTCAACAATAGCTTTTTTAATATTTCCGTCAAAATCTTTGTACCATGTGCATACATTTCCTGTATCTTTATCAACTATATCAGATGTTTCAAGCATTTCAGTAGCCTTATAGAAAAAACTGCCTTTAATCTGTATAAATGGTAATTTATTTTCTTTCAAGTAAAAACGTGTGCGAATACGAACAAAATAATAATATTGGTCTGTAAGACATTTTGGTGGAATTTTACCTTTGAAAAAAACTGGTTGACCGTATGGGTAATAATTTCCACTTTCTGAATGCATCATAGATGGATACAAGCTATTAACATCTGCTGTGATACCCTCTTTGTAAATTCTGTTTTCACATCCTTTCTTTAGATAACACCAACCACCCCTATATGAGTGTCTTATATACTCGTCAGCGTTTGAGTATTTATATTCATGTGGGTTTAATTTAAACTGTGTTAAATCAGGGAAAAAAGCTTGATAGTCTTGTTTGTCAACTGTAGCTTTAAATTCAGAAAGACAACATGAGCCGATAGTAAGTTTTAAGTGCCCATCTGCCTGCATGATTTCCAACGCTTCTTTAACTACTAGAACATCATTAGCAATATAACGTTTTTCGTCATCTGTAATTGAGCAACCTGCATATCTAAGCCCCTTATACTCCATATTTAATTTACGATGCTTTGTTTGAAAACTTTTCCCAATTTGTTCAACTGAAAACGGCAAGAGCTTCAAACTATCTCTAATCTCAATCAATGCATATGGCGTCTTGATAAGTATACTGTACCACTGCCCCATGTCTGAAATTGAATATACAAAGGATTTTGGCGTTAAATCTTTTTCTTTTAAAAAGTGTACATCACTATCATTATTATGGTTTACATAAAGTTTTTGTTCATATTTCAAATCTGTTAGTAAGAATGATAGCCAAAACGAACCGTCAAACTTTAAGTTATGATAATATATACAAATATTCTGCCTTAAGTTATAAAGATAATTATAAGTCTCTCTAATAGAATGATGAATTTTAACATCCTCCGTGCCTAGCTCGACAACTGCTGAAGCCCACACCTCTGTGAATGTCTGACCCTCATATACAGTGGTTTCAAAATCACCCATCATATATTTCGTTTGCTTTTTCATATTTCTTCCCACGTTTCATCACTGGCTAATGCTTTATCAATTTCTGCCTGTTCTGCATCACTTGGTAAATTGCCACTTATTAACGTATATAAATGCTGTACGGCTGTCCTTGATACAGCACTATTTGGATGATATTTAATTATAACTTCACAAGTTGATAAAAAATCCTCGCTTGCCTGTGCTATGGAATACAGAACAATGTCTGCGCCATACTGTTCAATTTGTGAGTTTAAAAGATTGTTTAACAAGTCTGCTGACTGTGATTGTTGTACACCTACATTCGCTATCATTGATTGCACTTTATCCCATACTAGCCTTGAAGCATGAAACATTTGTTGCCATTCTCTGTTAGACTTAATTCGATTATAGTCCGCTTGGTCTTTTTTTCTTCTCCTAGTTTCCCATGCTTTCCTAGAAGCTTCTTCTCTTATTTCTCTTTTTCTCTGCGCAACTGTTATTGGTTGCCCTGTTACTGCACTGATGGCATAAGCCTTGTTATAAAGCTGTGCAGGTCTAATCTTTGACAGCCTTCTTATTGAACCACTCGTGATAGTTTTTGGTTTTGGTGGTATAAGGTTGGGTTCAAACACATAACCTCTTTTTTCAGCGTTTCTAATAAATCGTTTAATTCGGTTTCGCTCTTTATTATATTCCTTTAAGAGCTGTGACTTCTTAGTTGTCTTACCCATACACTTTATCCCTCCTATGTCTATAAGTAAGGGGGGGTAAAACCCCCCCCTATTAATAAATACTCTAAATAATTAAAGCAACATTAATTGGTAAAATTTTCTACCATTATTGGATGTATTCTCGCATACCTCTATAAGGGCATGTCCATCATCTGATATGATATCCTCAAGCATATCTAACGTTTCATTAACAGTCTTAGAAATGCTTGTAAAAACTGATCCGTCTTTATCAACAAGCACTGATACTGTTACAGGGTTTCCGTCCTTGTTAGTATCAGCATATGAGCCGACATTGACAACATCAATCATTAATCCCTTCTCAATTTTATGTGATGTCGCCTTTGCATTAAATAATTCTTTCTTTGATAACATGATATTAACCTCCTATTTTACTGTGCTGTGTTTGCTTTGTCTACTTTGTGCGTTGTTACTTCCTCAGCTTCTTCAAGATACTTGTCGAGTGGCATTGTATATGTCTTTGTGACTGCTTTCTTGTCTATGATAGCTGAAATTTTAAAGGTATCTGTTTCATACATCTTACGGATGTAATTAAACAGTTTCGCTTCATCCTTTGGTGCTTCACTCTCATAGAATGGGTAAGTCTTGGTCACGGGCTCACATAAAACTGTGTCCATGCCTAATACTGTGATGTTTAGTGTGTTGATTGTTCTTGTTACGCTTGGTTTTCTCATTTAATATCCTCCTTGTTTTTTGTAATGAGTTTGCTTTGTAACTTGTTGTAACATGCACCAATGGTGCAAGGACTAGTGGGTGGGATTGCACCACCCCTCAGCTTGGTTACTGCTAGTTCAGATCACTAGTTTTTATGCACTTTACATTTTTAAATGCTTTTTACTTCGTAGCGTGGTAATATATTCATTAATTGTAATACTTCACACACCCTCGGTACTTCACTGTCAATATATTGACTGATCATTATTGCTCCCATAACAAATGTCACTATAACTATTACTTCATATATGTTCATTTTATTGATCCTCCAATATAATAAAAAGTTCATTTGTAAATGCACGCCTAACATCCACTAATTTAACTTTTCTTTCAAGTAAATCAGATGTAAAAAAATAACTTTGCCTTTCTCTGACAGAATATTTATATATTTGATTG